AATTGTAGCATAACAATAATGTAATAATAGAGAGTGTGTAAAAGCACTCTCTTAATTACTTCTAATAACTAATAAAATAATAAAAAAATGGCAATAGATACAGGATTAGCGATTGAATGCACAGACTTACAAGCAACAGGTGGTATAAAACAAATACTACTAAGGTCTTGGGCTGATGGAGATGAAATCGCATATGGAGGTATAGGTGTACATACAATTACAAGTATTAAAGATACTGGTGGAACTGATGCTGATTGGGGTGTGTATGAGTTTAAAAATGAAACTCCTGCATTAACTATCAATGCAACTAAAGAGAATGGTTCAACTGCTTTTGAGTGTGGATTATCTTTTACACTTCCAAGAATGGAGGTTGGTAAATTTAATGCAATACAAGATATGTTAAATGCTTGTTTAATGATAATAGCAGTAGATACTAATGATAAGGCTTTCGTTTTAGGTGTTTCTAAGAAATACAGAAATGAAAGTGTAGCATACAGAAGTCAAACTTTTGGACAATTTGCAAGTGCTGAAGGTGGTTCAGGTGCTGCTTATTCTGATGAAAATGGAGTTACTATTTCTCTAATGGCAAGACAATTTGAAATGCCAAGAGAGTATGTACCTTCTGGAACAGGAATTGAAGTTGCTTCAACAGGTTTAACTGCAACAACAGATTAATAATTAAAGGTATATTTATAGGTTGAACTTAGTTCGTAAAAAGTTTATAACATTTTCCTATTAATATCTTTCTAATAATATGTGTGATTGTGGCAAAAATGTTGTAGATTTATCACACTTAAAGATATATACAATTATGGCAGAATATAAAGCAAAGAAAGATGTTGTTCTTATAAGAGATGGTGAAAGATTCATCTTAAGAGAATCATCACAAGAAGAATTATCTTACCTATATGAAGATTTAGGTTTGACTACATTAGTAGAAAAAATATCAACTACAAAAACAAAAGATGAGCCAAAGAAAGCAACCAAAAAGAAAAAGTCAGGTAAAGAATCTTCAGAATCAAAAGAGTAATACTTTTGAATTTGGAGTTTTTAATTTAGCAGTACCTGAGAATATTAGCGAAATACAGGACATCTCTAAGATAAGAACGGATTATGTTCCTTTTGGTGATAACAACTTATTCCCACAATACTTAGCAAAGTTAAAGCGACAATCATCTACTCATAGAAGTGTACTTGCTCAAAAGACTATCTTTACGAGTGGTGCTAAATTCGTTAGTAATGATGAGGATGTATTAAATTACATTAAAGATGTTAATGCTGATGGAGAGTCATTAAGAATGATTTTCAAGAAATTAGCAGATGATTACTACACATTTGGAAATGCTTACTTAGAGGGAGTTTTATATGATGGTGGACTAAATCTATATCATGTAGATGCAACTACTGTTAGAATGGCTAAAAACAAGAAAGAAGCATACATTCATCCTGATTGGGCAAAGTTCAATACTATGAATGATAAACTCAATGTAATTCCTTTATATCCTGAAGTAAAGGGTAATAGATTTATATTTGAGTTTAATGATTATGAGCCTACATTCCAATTCTATGGTTTACCTGATTATGTTGCTGCATTAGAGCATATTGCAGTTGATTATGAGATTGGTAAATGGAATCACACAAAATTTAAAAATGGCTTCCAACCATCTGCAATCGTTGAGATTAGTGGAGATATGGGTGAAGAAGAAGCAAAGAAATTAGTACACGAAGCACAGAAGAAGTTTGTAGGAGATGGGAATAATGGTAAGATTATGTTTATCGTTAAGAATGGAGATACTTCTCAGGCTAATGTACAGATAATAAAAGATGACCAAGAAGGTAGTTGGATAGACTTACAGAGAATAACCGACCAAAACATTGTAACTGCTCACAGATGGCAACCATCATTAAGTGGTTTAGTTAGTTCAGGTAAGATGAATAATACAGGTAGTGAGATTAGAATTGCTTATGATTTAGCAATGACTACTGTTATTAAAGATACTTCTGATTTACTTTTAAATGGTATTAAAACAATACTATATAAAGAATTAGGTTTCTTACCTGAAGATTTAATAATTCATTATGAGCCACCAATTAGTTTTGCTACTCAGATTGACCCATCAAAAATCCTTACAATTAATGAGCAAAGAAGATTGTTAGATGAGGACTTGCCAATGCTTGTAGAGGGTGATATGTTCTTAACTGATAGAGAGCAAATTATTGTAACAAGAGATGATGATGCTGATGGTGTTGGAGATGACAATGCAGGTGATTTAAGTGTAACTGAAAAAACAGAATAACTATGGCAAATGTAAATCAATATAAAACACTAGCAACAGCAGGAGAGGTTATAAGTAATAGTTTTACTAACGCTAATACTGACCCTGCTTTAATTTCTACTAATACTATATTGCTTTCTGAATTAGCACATTTAAAAAGTGCTATTGGGAAGAAGTTTTACGAGGAATTAAAAACACAAAACAATGGTGGTACTTTAACTACTGCAAATCAAACTTTAATGGATGACTTCTTAGTTAGAACTCTATGTTGGTTTGCAAGATTTGAGGTAATTAATGAAATTCAAAGTAATAGTAGTAGTGCAGGTATTGTTCACAATATTGATGAGTTTTCTACTATTATTGACCCTTCTGAATTAAATGCTTACAAGCAAGATACTTACAGAAAGGCTGAGATATACTTAAAAGATATGATAGAGTTTCTTGATGACCCTGATAATAGTGGTGATTACCCTACATATACTGCTAATGCACCTTGTAATACAACTACATACAAGAATCACGGAATTATAATGTACGATAGTATATACTCAAGACCTCGTAGAAATTATGATAGTTGGAAGAATTATTGTCCTGAATGTTAAAATAAATATATAAATGGCTGCAAACGAACATAAAAATCTAACTGATATAAATAGGCATAATCCAATGGGATTTGAAAATGCTACCAATGATACTTTATTAAGTAAAGATTCAGGTACATCTGCTACAGGTACTGATGGTAATTTAGTTTGGTTATCTAAAAGTAGTGTAAAGACTACTGTAGTTCCAATAAAAGGATATACTACTAGTAATGGTAGCACCTATGAATATGCACAACAAATGACTGATGCTCAATCACCATTTGAACATAATGTTGATTATGGTAGTGGTACAGTTGGTGAAGCAACTTTAGATGTTAGTGATATATTTAGAGCAGGAGGTTATGTTTCTCATAGTAATTGCAATGTAAGTAAGATAAGTGGTTGGATAGTTGGTAATGCTGCTACTGTTGCTACTCTAGCGATATGTAAGATAACACCTGTTAATAATGATGCAACACCATTAACACCAATACTTTTAGATGAAATTGCAATAACCTGTACTACTAATGATAAATTACAAAGGATAAGTGAGATTACATTTAGTAATGATAGTTTACTTGATGGAGATATTGTTTTCGCTATGATTAAGTCAGATGTAACAGGGAGGGTTATATTCTTTAATGTAACAATGGAATTATCTTATGACAACTAAAGAGGAGATAGTATCAATGAAGAAAGACATTAGTTCAATAAATGAAAAGATAGATAGTTTAGATGATAAGTTAGATATGCTTACAGAAAGATTACTTAATCCTGATACAGGAGTTACTGCAAGAGTAAACAGAAACACAGCAATGAGAAAAGTATTAGTTAAGGCAATGTGGTTGATTTATACAGTAACTATAGGCTCTTTAGTAGCATTATTCACAAAAATATAAAAAATAAAATAAAATAATATGGCAACAACAATAGTACCTTCAAATTTAACAGTAACAATATCAGAGTCATACACTCTTAATGGGGTTGATTATGGTAATACAATGAATAAAACTTACATTGATAATGGTAAAGTATCTCAAAGAATTATGAGTATCGCAGGTCAAGGGCCAGGTGGAGAGACCCCTTTAGTTTTTACAGATATATTAGAATTATCAGATACTGATGGTCGGGGTCAGGTAGTTGTAACAGATTACAAATACTTTAGGATTACTAATTTAGATGATACGAATACATTAAATCTTAGATTTTCTACAGCAGTAGATGAATTTCACTCATTTGAGGTTACTCCTTCAAGTAGTTTCTTGTTAATGGATGCAGGTGTAGATTATACTACTGCACCACTTAGTGCTATATCATTTACAGATATAAAAGCAATAGCAGGTCAATCATCTTCAAGTACTGAATCTTTAGATATTGAATTTGTAATGGTTACTTCTTAAAAGTAAAGTGGAATTAAAATACTTTAAAAGAAGTGAGTTTAATTGTAAGTGTGGTTGTAACACTAATTACATTAATGAAAACTTCTTAGAGATGATGGATAGAGCAAGAAGGATTGCAGGAGTTCCATTTAAAATCAATAGTGGTTATAGGTGTGAAAAACATCCATTATCAATAAGCAATCCAACAAGTTCACATATTAAGGGTATTGCTGCTGATATTAAATTTACTGATGGTAAAAACTTAGCATTAATTCTTGGAGGGTTAGGTGGTGTAGGATTTGAAAGATTTGGTATAGACTTTAAAAACAAGTTTATACACACTGATTGTGATGAAGACAAAACAAACCCTTGTATTTGGGGTTATTAAACTGAATATTAACTAATTAAATATATATTATGAATT